AGCATTCTCATCATTTCCATCAAGCAGGAAGTCAGTAAAGAAATCATCACCAAGGTCAGGTTTGCCAACGACCATCTTCCTTCATGGTTGAAAGTTATTGCAACCGAAGATAACCGTTTGTCACTACGGTTGAAAAACGGCTCGTCAATTCTTGCTACTTCATCGTCAACGGATGCCGGTCGTTCCAAAGCCTTGAGTTTGCTGGTTCTTGACGAAGCGGCCTTCATTGACTCCGCTGAAGACATTTGGACATCGGCTTACAACACCCTGTCAACGGGCGGTCGTGCTATCATCCTTTCCACTCCCAACGGTGTCGGTAACTGGTTTCATAAAATGTGGGTGGAAGCGGAAAAGAAGAAGAACGATTTCCATACGTTGAAACTTCCGTGGACACTTCACCCCGAACGTGACCAAAGATGGCGTGATGAACAAACGAAAAACTTGGGTGCCCGTGGTGCTAGTCAGGAATGTGATTGTGACTTCCTATCATCAGGTGCTAGCGTCATCGACTTGATGATTTTGAAGGAATATGAAGAAACCAAGGTTCGTGACCCCGTTGAAACTAGGCGTGGCCAAGCGTTGTGGATATTTGACCCGCCTAAAGCGGGTATGGATTATATCGTTTGTGCAGATACCGCTCGTGGTGATGGCAAAGACTATTCTGCGGCTCATGTCTTGGAAATGGATAGTTTGACACAAGTAGCTGAATTTCAAGACTTCTTGACACCCGCAGAATACGGAGATTTGTTGGTTGCTCTAGCTACTGAATATAACGATGCTTTGCTCGTGATTGAAAGAACGGGTGGCTTGGGTTATTCGGTATTGCAAAAGGTTATTGACCGTGGTTACAAGAACACTTTTTATAGTTCCAACGATTTGAAGATTGTAGATGTGCAGAGACAAATGACCAACAAATACAATCGAGCCGAACAAAAATGTCTTCCCGGCTGTGAAACATCAAGTGCGACCCGACCGTTGATTGTATCAAAAATTCACCGGTATTTCCTCGACCGGTCAATTGACATTCGTTCCATTCGTCTCATTAACGAATTGAAAACATTCATTTGGGACAATGGAAAAGCTCAAGCCGCTGAAAACTACAACGACGATTTAGTGATGGCTTTGGGGTTTGGTTTGTGGATACGTGACACCGCTTTGAGGCTGCGTCAAGAAGGAATTTTGTTGACCCAAAGTATGTTGAATAAGATTCATGTGGAGTCTCAAAACGACAACACTCCCATTTATACTGCTAAAACTATGACTGCCGGACAGTCCCAATGGAGGATGAAAACTGGTGGTAGGCCGGGTGACACAGAGGATTTAACGTGGTTGTTACGATAAATCCAAGATATTTATAGTTGGTTCATAGTCTATTCTATGAACCGATAACACATACACACAGCAGATAACAAAGGAAATCATATGGCCAATCAAGTATTAAGACCAGAAACAACCGGCAACCGCGACGAAATTGACGTTAAACAGCGTTCATTATTTGCTCGCTTGAAGAAGCTTTTCGCTTCCGGCGTAGTAGTCCGTAACGTCGGTGGTAAAAAACTCAAAGTCAAGGACACCAGTGACTTGATGTATGCCACCGACCGAAACAGTCTCCGTGACCGTTTCAATCGTGTTCGTTCCACTTCTTACAACGCCTACACGAGAGATTTCTCCCTCGCCTACCAAGCTGCCCGAATTGACCTTTTCCGTGATTATGACACAATGGATATGGATCCCATATTGGCATCTGCTTTGGACATCTATGCCGATGAAAGTTTATCCCAAAACGAATTGGGCAAAATCCTCGTAGTCCATGCCGAAGATGATAACATCAAAGGTATTCTGACCAACCTGTTTTATGACGTGTTGAATATTGAACACAACCTTTGGTCGTGGACTCGTAACGTCTGTAAGTATGGTGACTTCTACATGCGTTTGTATATCTCCCCTGAATACGGCGTCTATCAAATTGAACCTATTTCCGCTTACAACGTTGAACGGATTGAAAACACTGACCCACTCAACAAGAACTATGTCAAGTTCCAAATTCGTCCTACCGATACATCGCAAGTAGAAACCCTTGAATCTTTTGAGTGTGCTCACTTTAGACTGCTTTCCGATTCCAACTTCCTACCGTATGGTAAATCCATGATGGAAGGCGCCCGGCGTGTTTGGAAACAGTTGTCGTTGATGGAAGACGCTATGTTAATCCATCGTATCATGCGTGCTCCTGAAAAGCGTATTTTCAAGTTGGATGTCGGTAACATCCCACCACAAGACGTTGATACCTTCATGGAAAAGGCAATTTCCAAAATGAAGAAGGTGCCGTATATTGACCCGAACACGGGCGATTACAACCTTCGTTTCAATCTGCAAAACATGGTGGAAGACTTCTATCTACCCGTTCGTGGCAGTGACAGTGGAACTTCCATTGATACTTTGAGCGGCATGGAATTCACAGGCATTGACGATATCGAGTATCTTCGTAACAAGTTGATGGCTGCCTTGAAGATTCCAAAGGCGTTCTTGGGTTACGAAGAAGAACTTTCCGGTAAGGCCACGTTGGCATCCGAAGACGTTCGTTTTGCCAAAACCATTGGACGTATCCAAAAAGTGCTCATTTCAGAACTTGAAAAGATTGCTATCGTCCATTTGTATTCGCAAGGCTACCGTGACGAGAGTTTGGTCAATTTCAAACTTGAACTCACCAATCCATCCACTATCTTTGAAAAGGAAAAGATTGAAGTTTGGAGTAACAAGACCGAATTGGCCAAGAACATGATGGAAAGCAAGATTTTCTCCAAGGATTGGATTTACAAGAATGTATTCAATCTTTCAGAAGACGACTCCGAAGAATTGCTTGACCAGATGGTGGAAGATTCCAAACAGGGTTGGAGATTCAAGTCCATTGAAGAAGAAGGTAACGACCCTGCTAAACCATTCAAGAAAATCAATCCGAATGCTGGCGATGGTGGTCCGGGCGGCGACAGTGGTGGCCCACCGGATTTGGGCGGCGGTGGTGGCCCAATGGATTTAGGTGGCGGCGGTAGTCCAGAAGACGATTTAGGATTGCCGGGTGGTGGCGGCGGTGGCCCCGAAGGACTTCCACCATTGGAAGAAAAAACAGAGATAACCGAAAAACACGGTGAACATGCTGACGATTACGTTCGCCCGTCACAAAAAGGTGATAAGAAAGCCACTGATTATCCATTCGGTGAAGACCCACTCGGAGATTTGGAAAACAAGGCTAAACCAAGACCCGGTCGTGAGTTGACCCATACATGGAAGAATGACTCCCCATTACATTTGGAATCCAAACGTGGCAGTGGATTACTCAAAAGCCTGCAAAGTTACTTGGATAAGACCAAAAAAGAGAAAAAAGAGTTGATTAAGGAAGCCGAACTTGCTGGAACCAAATCGTTGTTGGATGAAGCCAACATCCTTGGAGAATAACTGAAATAATACATTTTCCATACACGAAACCCTATTTATATCTAAGTAAGAAGAGTTGAATATATGATACGGACATTGCGCCACTCAAAGTTTAGGAATACCGGCATCTTGTTTGAGCTACTGACTCGTCAGATAACCGCTGATATCATAGCTGGCAAGGACGATTCAGAAGCTAAAAATTTGCTATTTCGGTATTTCAAAGAGCACACCGAACTCGGTAAGGAGTGGCGTCTTTACAACTTTCTTCTAAATGAAAAAGTCAGAGAAACTCCCCATGCGGAACGATTTCTTACCGTTATTGTTGAGCAACGAAAGAAGCTTAGCAATGGTAAACTTGCTCGTGAAAAATATGATTTAATCAAAGAAATCAAAGGGTTATATCCGATTGACGATTTTCTTAAAGCCAGTATCAAGAACTACCGGACGCTCGCCTCTATATTCAAACTCTTCGAGGATGCTTCTTCCAAGGACTTGAAATTCGACGTTAAGGAAATCTATCAAGCGAAGACGTGTATTGTTGAACACATTGTTGACAAGCCGAAGGCAACCGGTTCGGAAGATTTGATGTCGTTCTATTCCAGACAGAATGAAGATATTCGTCTTCTGTCATACAAGATGTTGATTGACGGAATGAACAAGAAATACAAGACTTTGGATGAAAATCAGAAGTTGGT